CGCTTCACTTAAGAAGCAGCTAGAGAACAAGTAATCTTTTACTTTTAGTATAAGTTCTCTGGGGAAGACTTTCGGGTCTTCCCCTTTTTTATTAAAAACTACTTATTATAATGTTACAATAATGTTTATTTCTATAGGGTTATAAATGAAAAAAGATCTAAATAAAATTGCAAAAATAGAAAAAGCTATGTCTAAAAAGTTTGGACCAGAATCCATAACCAATCCAAAATCTGGCTGGGATGACGAAAAAGAAAAACAATATTTAGAGGATTTAAAACTTTTTTATTCAGAAGAATCTAAACAAGGTGAAGACAAAATAAACGAAGACGGCTTTTTCATTCCTAGAAACCTAATTAATAAAGAAATAAAAAGAGTTTGCCCGGTTTGCGATACTTACTCTTTCTCTGGTAGAGATGATCTCTATATGAACAAATTTGAATGTTGCCGTATGTGTTACATTCAATGGGTGGAGGATAGAGAAGAGAGATGGTTAGAAGGCTGGCGACCCGAAAAGGAGCAAGATTAATGGCTACAGTTTACGATATTGTTAAAGGAATCAATCAAGCGGCAGCAAATGCATATGATGGTGCGCACGACGGAAGATTTAGAACAGATGGAGAAGATGATATCATTGGACTCAAGCGAGAAAAGGGTTGTCCTTTAAATGATACAAGAGTTATAGATGGTTTTAAAGTGCGGATGAGTGGACCAAAGCTTATTGTTTCTTATCAGTCAGAAATGCCTATGTCTTCTTTTCACAATACAAAACTAGATGAAGAACTAGAACAAACATTTGCTGATATCGCAAAATTTTTAAAGAAAGAATATAAGAGCTTGTCCGGAGACACGCTAACTCTCACAGAAGAGGGTCCTTGCAACATGATATTACAAAACATGTCCAAGGTTAGAACATGGGTTCAAGCTACAAAAGTTTATACAATAGGAAATATGAAAGATGTCCTTCCTGTTGGCGAGCCTTCAAAAGATCGTTTAGAAGATAGTTTTAAAAAGTTTCTTGAGTTATCATCAGATAAGAAACCTGAAAACGTAACCAGACCAAATGATTAATGAGTTACAAACTTTCAAAAGACAAGATAATAAAAGAAGTTGTCAAATCGGGCAAGAAACCCGTTTATTTTATCAACACCTACTGTAAAATTCCACACCCAGGTAAAGGTCTTATTCCGTTTAAGACCTATGATTTTCAGGCAGACTTGGTAGAAGACTTAGCGCTTCACAGGTTTATTGTTGTTCTGAAGGCACGTCAGTTGGGTATCTCTACCATTACCGCTGCTTATGTTGCTTGGTTGGTTCTTTTTCATCGAGATAAAAACGTTTTAATAGTAGCTACAAAATTACAAACAGCAGCGAACTTAGTAAAGAAAGTAAAAACTATACTCAAAAATCTCCCCTCTTGGCTGCAAATTGCAAGCTTTAGTGTTGATAATAAAAACAGTATAGAGCTATCAAACGGTAGTCAAGTAAAAGCTTCTTCTACTTCTGGTGATGCAGGTCGTTCAGAAGCACTGTCTTTATTGGTTATTGATGAGGCTGCACACATCGATGGTCTAGACGAACTATGGACCGGTCTTTATCCTACGATTTCTACTGGTGGTCGCTGCATTGCGATATCAACTCCAAATGGTGTAGGAGATTGGTTCCACGAGACATTTGTAGGAGCAGAGAGCGGAGAAAATGAGTTCCTCCCAGTCAACCTACCTTGGGCAGTTCACCCTGATAGAGATGATGAATGGTTTAAAACAGAGACTAAAAATATGTCTCGTCGTCAAATAGCACAAGAGTATGAGTGTAACTTTAATACTTCAGGAGATACTGTTATACATCCCGAAGATATTATTAGAATAAAAGAGAGAATATCAGAACCAAAATACAAAGTCGGCTTTGATAGAAATACTTGGATCTGGGAAGAGGCACAAGAGGGCGACAGCTATTTATTGGTTGCCGACGTTGCTCGTGGAGACGGTGCAGATTCAAGTACTTTTCATGTCTTTAAACTTCAAACAATGGAGATAGTAGCAGAATACAAAGGTAAGCCAACTTCAGACCTTTTCGCTGAAATACTTTACACAACTGGTGTAGAATATAAAGAGGCAATGCTTGTTGTAGAAAACAACAATGTAGGCTTTAGCGTTCTAGAAAAACTTTTAGAGAAAGGATATAAAAATGTTTACCATAGTAAAAAAGGCTCTCATCAGTATGTGGAACAACACGCTGCTTTGGGGGATTCTTCTGTTGTCCCTGGTTTCACTACGTCTCTCAAAACAAGACCTTTAATCATTGCGAAGTTCGAAGAGTTCATAAGAAACAAAGTTTTGACTATTTATTCTAAACGTTTAGCAAACGAGTTAGATACGTTTATTTGGAAAAATGGAAGACCAGAGGCACAGCGCGGCTACAATGATGATTTAGTCATGGCTGCAGCTATTGGCTGCTGGGTGAGAGACACAGCTATTATAGAAAATCAACGAGATATTGAGTATAAAAAAGCTTTTCTAAATAGTATAACAACTAGTAGAACTAATTTAGATACAAGAGCCCCAGGTCAATACAAAGCTTCTTTGCGAGAGAGATACGAAGAAGAACAAAAAATAAGAAAAGATTTTTCTTGGATATTTAAGGGATAAAAAATGGCAGATAACCAAAACACTAAAAACACAGACTCACCACTTTTTAAAAGATTAACTCGTTTGTTTTCTGGTCCTATTATCAATTACAGAACACAAAACACTAGACAGCTTCGCAGAAGAAAACTAGATAAGTATGCTCAAACCTTTAAAGATGTGGCGGGGCAAAAGTTTGAACGCGCAGGCTATAATCCCTTAGACAGCTACTCAAACTATAATATGAGCACGCAAAGCCGCCTAACTAGATACTCTGATTTTGAGCAAATGGAATATACTCCTGAGCTAGCTTCAGCGCTTGATATTTTTGCAGATGAAATGACGACATTTAATGTTTATAACAGAATGCTGAAGATTCAATGTCAGGATGAAGAAATTAAACAAATCTTAGAAACTCTTTATTATAAAGTTCTTAATATCGAATTCAATCTTTTTGGCTGGGCAAGGACAATGTGTAAGTATGGAGATTTCTATCTTTACATGGACATTGATTCGCATATTGGTGTAAAGAACGTTATTGGTCTTCCTTCTCGGGAGATAGAAAGACTTGAGGGCGAAGATAAACAAAATCCAAATTACGTACAATTTCAATGGAACAGTGCTGGTGTTACTTTTGAGAACTGGCAGATTGCACACTTTCGTATTTTAGGAAATGATAAGTTTGCTCCATATGGAACTTCTGTGCTTGATCCCGCTCGTAGAATCTGGAGGCAGCTAACTCTTCTTGAGGATGCGATGATGGCTTATCGTATTGTTCGCTCGCCAGAGAGAAAGGTTTTTAAAGTTGATGTTGGTAATATCCCACCACAAGATGTAGAAAACTTCATGCAGCGTTTCATTACTTCTATGAAGAGAAATCAAGTTGTCGACCCGGAGACAGGTAGAGTCGATCTTCGCTACAACCCAATGTCTGTTGAGGAAGATTACTTTATCCCTGTTCGTGGTGGAGTGAGCACTACTATTGAATCTCTACCAGGTGGTTCTTTTACAGGTGATATTGATGACGTAAAATACTTACGAGACAAAATGTTTTCTGCTCTTAAGATTCCACAGTCTTACTTAATTAGAGGCGAAGGCGGCGAAGAAGAGAAAGGCGCATTAGCACAAAAAGATATTCGTTTTGCAAGAACAGTACAAAGACTGCAGCGATCACTTATTTCTGAAATGGAAAAGATTGCGACTATTCATCTTTATGTTCTTGGGTATCGTGGCGATGATCTAATCAATTTTAAGTTAAAACTTAACAACCCTTCAAAGATTTCTGAGATGCAAGAGCTTGAAACTTGGAATACAAAGTTTAGTGTAGCTTCACAAGCAACAGAGGGTTATTTCTCAAAACGATGGATTGCTGAAAATATCTTTGATGTATCTGAAGACGAGTTCTTACGTAATCAAAGAGAAATATTTTATGATAGACAGATATCCACTGCACTTGAACAAGTCGCCGAGGAATCGGCAGGCACCCCCGGCGGCGCCGCAGATTTTGGGGAATTAAGCGGAGGAGATCTAAATGATCTTGGTGAAGAGGACCCAGGAATAGAAGAGCCAGATTTAGAGGCAGCAGATATTGATGAGCCGGCAGAAGAGCCCCCAGGTGAGGACGAAACCCTTCTTGCTGAACCAGGAGCAGATGAACCAATTGGTAAAAGAGATGATGAGCCTGGAATAAAAATTACAAATAAAAAAACTGGTGAAACAACAACTACTAAATCAAAAGGCAAAAAATACTCGCCGGTTAAAGTTGATCAAAGACACTCTGGTGCGAAGAAAAGATCTATGAAAGCCGATCACTCTCATGAGATATCAAGAATG